AAAGGAAAGCATGTTTATGAAATCAACTTGAATGAAGGTAAAAAAACTGTTACACTTGACGGAAGAGAACTTCTTTTCGGAGAATCTGCTCAGTTAAAAAATCTTTTAATGTCAACTGCACATTTCGGAATTAATGAAATGCAAACAATGGACATGGTTGTTGCAGCGTATGAAAATGCAGATAAATTTGTAGAATTAGATTTTGTACAAAGCATCATGCCTAGAAATGCAAGAGGCGTTGTAGCAAATATCATGAGAATCGGAGAAAATGTATATCTTAATAAGATTAATACATCAATGAAGATAAATGAATTTTCTAAAATTGAAAGTGCAACAAAAGCAGTAGAGATAGTAAAAGAGTTTGTTGGATACGATATTTCAAGTAGTGTTGAAGATCTTCTTTCTGAAGATATTAAAACAATCAGAATAATCGAATCAAAAAAGAATGAACTTTTGGATAAGATTACTTTTCTAAAAGAACAGAAGTCTGATCTAAGCAAACAAGATACTACAAACGAATACATCACCGGTGCAAATAAACTTATCACTGAAGAAATTGAAAAGTATCAAAGAGAACTTAATTCAATGCTTTAATAAGCATATCTAACACAATGTCAAATGGCGGACCTAACGGTCCGCTTTTTGCGTTTTGAAACTTGCACTAACGCATGTGTATAAAATAAGACTATACTAAATGTCAGACTTACTTATAGAAATCGATATGATAGCACTTGAAATTAGTGAAGAAATTCAATCTAAAAAAATAAAGGTTAAGGAAAAAAGAACCAAAGATTACCTTAATAATAAAGACCTTTATGATGAGATTGTTTTATCAAAAGAACAAGATCAACTTACAACCAAAGCCGAAAAAATGCTAATTTTATTAGCAGAGCGAGCAATCACAAAAATGAAGTATGTAAACAGCGACGATAAAAAAGATTGCCTTTCATTCGCCGTGTTAGATTTACTTAAATACTGGAGAAGTTTTAACCCTAAGTACCCAAATGCTTTTGCATACTTTACTGAGATTGCAAAAAAGGGATACGCAAAGGGCTGGAATAAATTATATCCTAAAAAATATGCTGGAACTATTAGTATCAATGGTGGTATGGATACAGACGGCATCTACTCAATTTGAGTAATGTCTTCAATTAAAAACATAAAACCAGAACGAGGTGGCCAGTTTAAACAAGGTTACTACACTCAGCAGAATTCTAAATACATAGGACCTCTTCCTGTTATATACAGATCAAGCTGGGAATATAAGTTTATGGTTTACTGTGACAAAACCGATGATGTACTTGAATGGAGCTCTGAGCCCATGAAAATAAAGTACTTTAATCCAATGGACGGAAAGAATCATTTTTACTATCCAGATTTTTACATGAAGGTTAAAATTAAGGATGGTACAATTAAGAAGTACATAGTTGAGATTAAACCATCTGCACAATTAAAGAAGCCTAAGCAGCCTAAACGCGTTACAGAGAAGACACTTAATAATTACAACTACGCTGTAAATCAATTCATTAAAAATAAGTTTAAGGCTGCTGCTGCAAAGAAAATAGCTTCTGAAATAGGAATGGAATATATAATTCTGACAGAAAAAAGCCTTAAATAATGGGAGATTTTTCAGAACAAGTTAAAAATTTTGTGCAGAATGCTAGAGGTCTAGACAATGCACAAATGGTCGCAGACAAATGGTTTAGAACTACCGGCAAAAGTCAAAAAGATAAAAGCATAGAATCATACGCTGGACCATTTCAGCCCGGCAAGATCTACATATTTAGATATGAACACCCTGTAACTGAAGATAGATTAAAGCAATGGGATTTGAATCCAGTAGTTTTAAGTCTCGGCACAGTTGATGGATTAGACGTTGGAATTAATTTAAACTATCTTCCATATAATGCAAAGCTAAGAATACTTGATTTGATTTATAAAAGTTTTGATAGTAAAATAGAAGAGCAAGTGTCAAAGGCACCGGGTGATGCAAAAGGTCAAAAACCTATACTATCATTTAACGCAGAAACACTTCAGCAATTCCTAAACAAAGCAGGCCTTGGTTATGCAATTAAAAGATATGTAACCGGTTTAAGAAAAAGAAGTAAAGTTGTTTCTGCAGAGGGTTGGAAATATGTACCACTTTTAAATTTAGTACAAATAAAGAAGACAGATATTAGAAAAGTACAGTCTGGCTATAACAAATATATAAACAAGAAAAAATAACATTATGGCAGGATTTTTAGACAGGTTTGGACCGTTCAGTAGAAGATTTTCAATATCTAAATCTTTACAAGACTTAAGTAGCCTTGGTATGAAGTACGATGATATGATTATTCGTAATTCACAGGCGATCGGTGTAACTGAAGACAGATTTGGTTATACGATGATTAACCCGTATGGCCTTGAAAATGAAGACTACTGGTATCCATTCGCTGCACTATCAATGGCAGATACAACTCTTAAAAAGAGTATCAGTTTTTTTATTCAGCAGTACCCACAAAAACGCGTTGAATTAAGAAAGTTTGCAACACAGGATGAGATAGAAGACATTTTAGATACATTATGTGATGAAGCTGTTGTGTATGATAGTAAAAATTACTTTGCATACCCAGATGCTTCACATCTAGGCCTAGCAGAAGACGTTCAGAAATATGTAGTAACAGCCTATAATCAAATATACCAATATTTTGGTTTTACACAAGATCAAAGCGGTTGGTATTATTTTAGAAAATGGTTAATTGATGGGTATCTTTCTTTTGAAATTATTTACAATGACGACCAGACTGAAGTTATAGGTTTCAAGGAAATCGACCCTGTTACATTAATGCCAGCAGTTGATAAAGAAACAAACAAAAAGATTTGGTATCAACATAAAAACGACCCTGTAAAACAACGTAAGTTATACGACTCACAGGTAATCTATCTTTCTTATTCATCAGTCGCAACAAACGAAAGAGTATCATACGTTGAACGCCTGGTAAGAGCCTTTAATCTCTTACGTATAATGGAACACACCAGAGTAATATGGGCTACAATGAATGCATCATATAGAATGAAGTTTTTAATTCCAGTTGGTGGTAAATCAAAAACCAGAGCACGTCAGTCATTAGGTCAATTAATGAATAACTATAGAGAAATCGTTGACTTTGATTTTGAGTCTGGCTCAATGGTAGTAAATGGTAAACCAATGATGAGTTTTAATAAAGAATACTGGTTACCTTCCAAGGATGGTGAGCAGCCTGAAATTGAAACACTTGCAAATGATGGTCCAGATTTAAGTGACACAGATGCACTTAAATATTTCCACGACAAATTAAAACTTGCTTCTAAAATCCCATTCAGTAGATTCGATAAAGATAGCCCTGCTACATATGAAATGACAGCAGAAGGTCTTATAAGAGAAGAGATTAAATTTAGTAAATTTATTAACAGATTACGTTCTTCTTTCCAGGAAATTCTAGTTAAGCCTCTTTATATTCAGATATGTTTAAAATTCCCTGAACTACAAAAAGATCTTAATCTTAAATCAATGGTTTCAATTCAGTATAACAAAGATAATATGTTTGATGAATTAAAAACAATGGAAATCATGCAAAAGCGTCTAGACTTTATTTCTTCATTAAAAGATAATTTAGTTGAAACAGATTCTGAAATGAACGATGTACCATATTTTGATCTTGATTTCCTAGTTAAAAAGTACCTGAAAATGGATCCAAGTGATCTAGATCAGAACGTAAAAACAAAGAAGATGAAAGAGGAAAAGAAAAAGAAAGATGCAGAAGCTGCTGGTGGTGATGATGGTCTTGGCGACTTAGGCATCTAATCACGCAAAAACACTAAATACGCGAAATATATACAAAAATACAAAATCCAAATGACAGATAATCAATATCTATTAGTCACAGAGCGATCTAACGCGGAGCTTTCATTTAATAATGAAGGTGGTGAATACATCTTAGAGGGTATATTCGGAGAAATCGGCGTTAAGAACAAGAACAATCGTATTTATGACGAGAGCGAATATGTGCCTCAAATTAAATCATTACAGGAAAAAATTAAAGGAGGTAAACTTCTAGGTGAATTAGATCATCCAGCAAATTTCGATATTTCTCTTAGAAATGCTTCACACGTTATTGAAACCCTTGAGTATGACCAGAATAGTAAACAAGTAAGAGGTCGTATTAGATTATTGAATACAAGTTCTGGAAGAGAAGCTAAAGCACTTGTTGATGCAGGAGTACCTATACATATTTCAAGCAGAGCTGCAGGCGTAGTAGAAAGTAATGGTCACGTTAAGATTAAAAAGCTTTTTACATATGATTTAGTAGCAGATCCTGGATTTGAAAACGCAGAACTTAAAAGAGTAAATGAATCATTCGGCCTGGATTTAGATGATAGCGTTCAAATTTTTGAGTTACCTGGCGATTTTAATTACGATAAATATAACATAACAGAAAATAATAATATTAGCATGTCTGAGTATATCAAAAATGAAGACTTTAATAAGTACACACAATACCTAGCTGGTGAATTTTCTAAAATTCAGGAGCAATTCAAAGTTATTAAAGAATCTAATTCCAATGACACTAATGAAGGTGTAATTAAATATGCAGAGCATATTGCTGAAAAAATGAATCAGCTACATGCTTATACTAGTTTTATTGCAGAAAACCTAGACAATGTAATAACACACAATGACCACGTTGTTGAAGGTGTTAATAACATGGAACGCTATATGAATTATGTTGCAGAACGTGCAGATCAGGGTATTCAATATGCAGAATCTGTTGCAGAACGTGCAGATCAGGGTATTCAATATGCTGAATCAATCGCAGAAAAGTCTGAGAAGATTATTGAGTTCTCTAATTACATTGCTGAGAACATGGATAAACTTGCTCAACATAATGACTACTTAACCGAAGGTTTAAACAACGTTGTTAAATTTGCCGATTATCTAAAAGAAAATTTAGAAACAGTTGGTGGTTATAGTAATTATGTAGGTGAGAATCTAGATAAATTAAACAAGCGTTTAACTGGCGTTAGCGAACAAGCACCAGTAGTTACTGCATCTTCTACTCCGGCACCAGTCGCAGTTACAGAGAGTATAGATGAGTACAAAAAGTCAATCCAAGAAAAATTACAAATTTTAATAGAGTCTGCTCAGAAGCCAACAGCAGACACAAAAGGTGATTTGCATTTCTTAGACTTCTTAACTGAAGACAAGAAAAAGCAATACAAATCCCTAAACGAAACAGTTAAGAATGAATTAGTTCAAACTTATAATTCGTCAAAGGATTATTTCTCCGGTAATGTTGCCAACGAAATCTTTGAATCAGTAGTAAGCAAAACTTCTAATGTACCTGACTTCATCTTGCGTATGCCAGTTGAATACAAGGATTCATGGAACAATTTGTCTAACTCTAGAAAAACAGAAATTGTAGCAGAATCAAGACGTTATAATCTGGCAACAGATTATCAACTAAATAACTTCTGGCAAACACGTGACCTTCGTAATACACAAGTTCAAGTTGAACGTATTAACGAGTCAAAGGTTGCAGCCAACGAAGAAGTTAAAGGTTATGCGGTTTCTGGATCTTTCTTAGAAGGTTTTGAAAATCAACTTAAAGGTAGATTTGCAAAATTCACCAAGTAATAAAATAAACAAAACAAAAAAAACACAAAACAAATGTTACAAATGATTAATGAAGCGGAAGTTAAAGCTACATGGTCTCCAATCATTGAAAGTGCTACTGGTATCAGCGACACAAGTAAATTAGAATGGATGTCTAAATATTGCCACTTCCACAAACTCGCAGAAGATTCAGGTATGGTGAACGAAAGTGTATACAACTATGTTCACATGAACCCTGGAATGAACGTTCCTGGAATGGGTTCAGTATTTGCTCCTGGTGCTCCAGGTTTAAATGTTGATTTCCAATCACAAACAGCTGGTTCAGGTGATAAGCCTTTCAGTTTACTTCCACTTGCTATGCAAGTTGCAGCACAAACTGTAGGTCTTGACCTTGTACCTGTAGTACCAATGGGTGGTCCTTTCGGTATGTTAACATATCTTGACTTTCCTTACGCAGGAGGTGCATTCGAAAATCCTTCTGCAGCTGCAGGTGGTTTCGGTGGTGCTGATGGTCGTAGTGCTCCAATCATGATTAAAGCTGATCTTTACGCAGAATTCAACACAACTACTCAAGTTGAACCGAATGATGTTTATTATGTTACTAATGGTACTGAAGTTCCTTACCGCTTTACAGTGGTTGGTCGTTCACGCATTGACGGTTTCGTAATCTTCAAAGTAGACACAAATGAAGATACTTCTACGTATGCTTATCCATCTACATGGAGCACAGGTAACTTAGTAGCTTCTAACTTCACAATCGCTGATATCTTTAATGACGCAGCTACACCGGGACCATGGTTTTTATCAACTAATGGTACTACAGGTGCTTCTGTACTTTCTGATGATCTTGCAGCATTAGCTGTAACACCAGAATTGGTTAAAGCTCTTGAAGATCACGTTTCAGGTTTCTCTGGTCGTGGTTTTAAAGTATCTGGTCAAGTTGATTCTAATGATCCATATCTACGTGAGGAAGGTGAATCAACCAAGGAGAACTTAATGGGTCTTCAATTGTTCAACAAATCTGTATCTGCTAATACTGTACAAGTTGCAGCTGCTGTAACACGTGAACAAGTACAAGATCTTAAGCAATATGGTATTGATGCTGTTGCTCAAGTTGAAGCAGTTCTAATCAATGAATTGACTCAGACTATCAACAAAAACATCCTAGAGCGTTTATTCCGTCTTGGTGCTACCAATGCTAGTCAAGTTTTCAGTATCGATGGTACTAACCTTAACCTTTTTGTAGCTGCTTCAGGTACTACACCAATGGTATTAGGTAAAGGTGCTTACGATAACAACGTAGTAACTATCACAACTGCAGCTACTGTACCAACAGCAGGTGACAACGGTGGTACTTTACAGCGTAAGATTATGAGCAAGATCTTAGCTGCTGCTAACCTTATCGCAATCCGCGGTCGTCGCGGTGCTGCGAACTTCGCAGTAACTAACGGTCAA